AAAACGAGCTTCACCATCCAAGATCGAATCGGGATATTCAAAGGAAGAGTTCTCGATGCCATCTTCGGAGATCCCGCAGCTCAGATGGGATCTATCTCCTTCTCCATCGAGAATAGTACGAATATTCGAGATATCAAGCTCGTAGGAACTCACCATATCATTAGAGAAGAGGAGTTCTCAATCGGGATTATAGAACAATCGAAGGGAAAGGTCGTTCCATTCGTATTCGGAGATCTGGGAATCGCTACGCTGGAGACTCGAGATGGGGATCTCACTACGGAGAATCAGATCCCAACCTCTCCAGCCTATCAAGCCGGGGGAACTGCTACGCTCCTCACCCAATACTTTCTCGTAGCCTATCACGAAGTAATCGGAGGGAAGGTTCGCGTATATGATGGTAACGGAGGGAATATGGTTAACCCAGTCTATCAGATGGTAGATTCTCGAGGAAAAACTCTCTCGTATGTTCCTTATTACATTACAGGAGTAGGAACTCCAGAGGGAACGAATATCGAGGATAATGGGTTCCAGCTCTCCTCTCCGGAGCTCTCCTTCGGTTATTATGCATCTTGGGGAGAATCGAACGGAGCGCATCCGAATCCCTTCTCGAATGGTTCTCTCAAGTCCGCAGTAGATCTATCTCTATTCGTTCTCCAGCTCTCGGGGTTGGATTATGATATCGGAGCGTGGAGAGGCCTCGAGGGAGTTCTCAATCGATACAAGTTCTCCGGGTACGTTAACGATCTGGAAGTATCCGCTCTCGATTGGATTCAGAATAATATATGGGAGTTACTCCCCATCGAGATCACGAATGGATCGAAGGGAATAAAACCGAATCTCGATCTCTATATGTACTCCCAAACCATCGAACCCACTCATTATCTCTATGACTCCGGAGAGCTTGAAATCATCTCTCCATTAACTCCGCTCGAGCAAGATATATACAATAAGATTACGGTTCGATTCGGATACGAAGGGAATCAAGGGAACTACCGCTCGAAGGTAATCATCGATCCGGATGCTACTCAGGAGATCGGATTAACTTATACGGATGCACTCGCGGAGATCTCCTTCTCCAGATATGGCCTTCGTGAACTGATTATCGAGGCTCCGTTCGTATGGGATCTGGATACTGCAGTTCGCATCGCGAGAGATAAGATTCGATATCATGCTCTCCCAGGTTACGCGATAGAGATCTCAGCAGCTCCGAAGTATGGATATCTGGATCTCGGAGATATTGTATCTCTCACTTCGGAGAGAATCGGATACGATAATCACAAATGTCAGATTATGAGTAAATCATGGTCAAACAATAGATGGAGATTCATTCTCCAGCTCGAGGATAATCCTCTGGTGAACCTTCGAGATTAGAATTTGCCGATATTCAAAAAAATATCGGATAGGATAATAGCATGGTTACAGTATATCTTGATAGACAGCACTGCGGAAAGCCTTCGAAGCCTATGGATCGCGGAGCTACGGTTATGCCTTCTCCAGCATTCGGGATGGGATTGGAGGCTATGTATACGGGATATCTATCTCTCCTATTGGAAGAGAAGCTCCTCGAACTTGGGGCTACTGTTTTCTCCGTATCGGATGGAGAATATCGCGATAGGCATCGCAGAGTTAACGATATCGCGAGTCAGTTCGAAGGTCCTCAAGTCTATCTCTCCCTCCATCTCAATGCAGGGAATGGAGATTACGCGAGCTTCTTCCATCATCATCTCAGCACGAAGGGAAAGGATCTCGCGCAGAAGATCGCAGCTCGGATGGAGAGTCATCAAGAGAAGTTCCCAGAGATTAAACGATATCTCGCGAAGGCCGCTAATCCCGATGATTGGACTCGAAACGCATATTATACCATCCGAGGAGTATCGGATCCAGTAGCGATATGCTGCGAACCTATGTTCATCGATACCCATCGCGAATACTTAACTCTCCCCCATCTCGAATCGATAGCTCATTCGATCGCGATAGGGATCTTCGATTGGGTGATATAATGGAAGAGAATCTAATCCATCTCATGCTCAATGGGGGAGCGAATATCGCGTTCGGTCTATTCCTCTATATGCAGAATAAGGAACTCCAGAAGCGAGCGGATGATAGAGAAGCGAAGCAAGATCAGAAAGAACAGGATCTTCGAGATCGATACGATAAAGTTATCGCGGATATGCAACTGCGCGAAGATACCATTCGCAGAGAGCTCGTATCGGAGATTAATGATCTGGAGCGGAAGGTTACCACGCTCGAGACAAAAATAGAGCATATCTTCAAGATTGTAGATGAGATTAAGGCCCGGTTCGTAACGGTTCGATAATCTTCTGGATGCTCTCCTCAGGGAACAGGTTAAAAGGCGCGCGCTTAAAAAAAGTCAGATCCTCTGGGGAATCATTATGAACCCAGAACTCACTCAGGAAGGGAACCATCCCTTCTATCGTGGTATAGAGTAATCGCGTATCGATGATCCCCATATAGAGTCTCCCTTTATAGAGGAATCCTTCCATAGTCAGATCGGAGATGAGTTCTCCCTTCTCGATGGAGCTCAAGCGCGAAGCGATCTCCAATCCTCTCTCGGGGAATGCGCTTCTCCTATGTCGCATCGAGAAATGCTGCATCGGTTTGCTCTTCCAGAGTCGAGCGGAGATGGTTTTCTCTTCTCCGTTGAACTGGTAGAGATAATCGATCCCATTATCGGTATCGATGCTCATCCCGAGTGTAGACTTCCAAGTACCAGGAAACTCCTTCGCGATGGTTGGAACCACGAATCCGAACCATAACCGATCCGATTCTTTTAATCTGAATTGCGTACTCATATCGATATCTCCGAGATGAGAGCAGTATAACCGAAAAAAGATGCATTTTATTATACTTTTTTGTTTGCACAGTATATAAAACTATAGTATATATATATATATCCAATGAGGATATAAAAACAACGAGGTACAAAATGATCTATTCAGATGGGCAAAATCAATTCAAAGTAGATTGGACACAGAGCAAGCGCAAGAGCGGAACTACTCGGAGAGTATACGTTCAACGATTAGCAGCTCCAGAGCGAGAGAACGGAACCACAGTTCGCAAGTTCGTAGGAGATGCATTCTGCGGAGTGAACCTAACCAAGATCGGAAAAGCATGGAAGATCGAAGGCTATCAAGGTACGTTCAAGTGGGCTCAAGCTCTACAATATGCAGTCAATATCGCAGTAATAAAGAATCTATCATAATCAAACCGGAGGGGCCTTCGGGTTCCTCCTCATCTAACGAGGTACAAATGGACAAAATACAACTATTGAGAGCGAATATCGCGCAGCTCGAGGAGAAGGCCGTAGATGCCTATCTCGATAAGGACTTCGCAGAGCTCAAGCGAATCGGGATGATAATCCAAGTAAACCAAATAATGATCAAACAATTACAAGAAGCAGAGGCCAAAAATGACAAGAAGAACAGCTAAACAAATCGGAAAGAACATCGGATTCGGATTCGTGGTACTGGGAGCGGTTATGCTCTGGTTCCCTATGTTTCACGCGCTCAATGCGATCGCAGTAGCTATTACGGGAGGTATCTAATGATTATGGTACTGAATAGATATAATAACGTAGTTCATATTAATCCCGAACATATCACCAGAATCGAACCGAATGGAAGCCTATGTAGAATCTATATGGTAGATGGGAAGAACTTCGAATCGAATACGGATATCGAAGTAATATTGAAGATGATCAAAAACGCAAGAGGTGAACAATGAGTTACAGAAGAACATATATCCGCAGAAATGGGAGAACCCAATATCGAGAGAACTCAGGACAGCGAAGAGATGAGCAGAGATTCGATATTAATGGGGATTCTGGAGTAGTATGTCGCTATTGGAGTCCGATCTATTGTCAATGGGTATGGGAAGCGCAGCTCATGAGAGAAGGATTAATCTATAAGCGAGAGTTCACTGGATCGGATGCTCTGGAAGCGCAGCTCTGGTTATACTCGAAGCAGGATGCTCTACAGAATCCGCAGTTCGCTCGAACCATCGGAGAATATATAACCGATTCGAACTTCACTCATGAGGATCTAGC